CAAAAGTATCGTTTACACTTAGAACATAGATCTCATCTACGCCTAATGCTTGAATTTCTGCATAGTTTTCCTCAAAGCCAGGGAGCTGATATGTACTACTCGTTGGTGTGTACGCTCCTGGCAATGAAAAAACCAATACACGTTTTTCAGCAAATAAATCATCTGTAGTAACATCCTTGAACACAAATGGGTTCTCACCGCCATTGGTTGTGTCAACGTAGGTGATAGGGTGTCCGTCTGTGCGGACACGATATTTAAAGGTTACTTGTGGTACCTTGTTTCCAACTTCCATTTTAAAACTTCTCCGTGTGTATTAGAAATGTATATATGATAGTTTATATTACAAACCTATTAAAATTGCTTTAACTTTAAGGTTTTTGCAATGGTATTTTTCTATGGAGGCAATAGACTACTACAATGGCTTGAACTTTACGCTTTCTACCCAACGAAGACTTTTAATCCTCTCCTGTTCAGTAGCAAGTTGTTTGTCATTTAACAATTGATCATAACTGTGTTTAAATCCGTGTTTCCACTTTATGGTAACTGTGTATTCAGTTTGTTCTTGAGCAAAGCCATTAGTCGTCATACTCTACCGGTTCCCAACCTAATGCATAAAAATCTTGTGCGATCTCTTCACTCACAGTACCTTCTCCTCCGATGCAATACCAATCCATGTAGTCGCCTTCTTGACAAATGTCTGCTACAATACCGCCAGCATATCGCCAACTACAACTCCACAGTTCGTTACGCAACATGGGCATGAGTTCTCTTTTACGCCACTGCATGTTACACAGCGCACGATATAGATCAGCAGCATAGTATTGATCCGTAAGAACTTTATCGCAAATGGTCTTGCTGTTTTTAAGTTCGTCTTCTAGATTAAAATGTTCCATATAATCCATAATTGTAGTGGCCTCCTGGGCAGGATTCGAACCTGCGACCCACAGCTTAGAAGGCTGTTGCTCTATCCAGCTGAGCTACCAGGAGAAAGTGGTGGGCCCGGAGGGACTCGAACCCCCGGCCAAGCGATTATGAGTCGCCTGCTCTAACCAACTGAGCTACAGGCCCGTAAACTTATGCTTTCCTTTTGTTTTTCTTTTGGTTGCTTACTAAACTGCCGCCTGTGATATCGGCAGCCATGCCTGTGTCACCTGTTTTCATTTTGTTAAGCCTTGTGCGATCTAAACTGCGATCCATTTCGATCACATGCTTAACTGCTTGCAGTTCTTGGTCACGTTCGTCGCTGTTTCTGCGTCCTAGCTGTTGAAGTACAATCTCATACATTTCGTACTTTTGATTTGAGCTCAATCCTTTAACCAGTTCTTTGGCTTCCTTGTCAAAGTTTCTTACTGCTGTAACCATGTTTACTCCTTGATACCCAAACTTTTTCCAATTGTTTCTTCAAGCTCTTTGGTTGTTACCATGTCTTGCTTACGTTCTAGTATAACACGCTTAGGATCTAAATTCAACCGATCTCTAAACCAAAAATTTATTCCGTCTGCAAAGTCTACACACCAGCGAAAAATTTTACGACGACGAATCTTCATTTTCTACAAACTCTCCGTCTTTTATTTTTAATACAACAGCACCAAGAGATGAACGGATGTATTGCCTGCCTCCGTCGATCATATTACCATTTTTGAATTCTTTGTATGCATGATGGTTTTCACTGTATTCAAACTCACCGTTGTCATTTTGCACTACACCGAATTGTAATTCTTCGACTATATCTGCATTGGTAATATAAGTTTTTCCAGTGTACGGTTCTGCATAAATCCCAAAATAACGATTACCAAACTCTGGATGTGGTGTTTCTCGATAGAATACGTCTACAGGACAATCACTTGCTCGCAAGTCTGTTGTACAAACATACTTTACTTCTACACCGTCTTTCTCTGAGTAGAGTTTACAAACTTCTTCTGTGTCGAATTGTGGGCGATGTTTAATGTTCATAGTTCTACAATCTCTACTGCATCACCAAACTTTTCTTTTAGTTCATTATACACACCCGCATTGGACATCTTCAAACCTTGATATTGTTTAGGCAGATTATACACACTTCCGCTGTCTGTTTCAACTGTAATGTAGTCCTGTTCAACGTCAATTTTTATTTCCTTGATACGACTACTCATACGCCAACTGTCGCCGTAAAGATAACTTCCGCTCCAACCTGCGATAATCTTTTGGAACTGTTCGCCTTCGTGATTGACTTCAATAATTACCCAAGCGTCTGGAGTAATACCTTGTTCTGGCGGCAATGATGTTAAATCACTAACCGGAATGTCGTCCACTGACAGCATAGGTGATGCATCGTACTCTACTACTGTACCCTTACCTTTCCAAACAGTGGAATTTACTTGTTCTGCCTCTTCGTGGGTATCGTATGTTAAAACAGTAGGATTTCCGTCTGTTCCAGTTTCTGTTACATACAACCCATCATCTTCAAATGGCACTTTAATTGCGTATTTCATTCCTCTAACCACCTTATCTTTTTACCACTGTCCTTTTCATATTGAGCAATCAAATCATCAAAACTCCACAGATCGTGAGTCTCAAAGTCATCTAACCAATCGTCGAAATCATTCCAATCTTCTGTTCGCATTGGGGGCAAACTGTATTCATGGCATCCTCCCCAGTACACTTCGTTGTCCAGACCACGGATGTCAATGCGTCCTGCGCTCCACATTGTACCGTGCTTTGCAATCCAGTTTTCGTTGATTGGGCCCATCCAGTTGGTACTGTAGGAGATCATATGTGGTCTCCAAATACATCAGGTGCTTGTTCGGCGGCTATTTCCATATACAAGTCTGTGGGATAGTGCTTTAACAGATTTCTGGCACGATCTCGAACGTCTTTGGGTACTCGTGGCGTTTGTTTAGGATCGCACAAGCTCAACAAAAACTGTTCTGTGTTTTTTACTGCATGTTTTCTTTCTATGGGCAGTGTCATTAAAACAATTCCTTTTCGGTGAGTACTCGAAATTCGTATCCGTGTTTTTTGCAGTATTCTTCTGCGGCCTTCCACTTGGCTTGATTTACCTTGTATTTTCTTTGGTAGTGTGGTTTGATTTCTACTAAGATAACTCTACCGTCGCGAGTGTTTACCATAAAGTCTGGATAGTAATTATGCCACCTATCGTCTTTTGGGGCTACATATGGAATGTGTAGTTCTTCACTGCTCCATTTTATAATTTGATCACTGCGGTCGCAATAGAGCATGAACCGTCTTTCCCAAAGACTACGATAGGTAATACGATTTACGTTACCGTTGTACTTGGCAGGATATTGTGGACGGTATCTACCGCGAATAGCAGTGTTCTTCATTACCAACTTCCTGGCCAAGCATAATATCTATTGATACTAGTATATATTGAACATAGCTTGTCTGCGACCTCTGAATGCCCTCTGCGATGCCACATTTCTTTTGCTTGACGTGTAATCATAGCAACTTCTTCTGGACTACCGCTGTGTCTTTCCCATCCTACACTTACAGGACGACCTCGACGGGCAACATAGCCTAAATCCCATAGTATTTGGATCTGTTCCTGACGGTCTGTGACTTTGCGATCTTCTTCTACAAGATAAAATCCTGTTTGTGGGGCTCTGGCAAATGTTGCATCGGCACCGTATGTGTGTAAACTGTATGCTTGTGTGCCGCAACTGCTTTCATGATGTGTCCAAAAAGGTTTACTGGAGTAAAAGTTTTTGCGATCAAAATAATTAGATACCCTATCCATCCACTCTTGATCCACTAAATCTGTAGTAGGTACATTTAGTTCACTGCCTACTAGTTGGATATTATCACCTTTTACAACCAGAACAGGTGCTTCTATTTCTTCAGCCTTTTCTTTCATGCGGTCAAGATTTCTAGCACTTTCCTGTTTGGCATCTTTGTCTACTGTGAACATCTGTAGGCGCCAACCTGCAATTTCATCTTCTGTGGGCTTGCTCCAGTAAAAATTCCGATTGTTTTTCAATTTGCGACTTAGTTTGCCCCACTCGGCAAGATTTTTAAATTCTAAATCCATACTATTCTTCTTCTGGTTGCCAATTGACATTTTCCCATGTATTATAAACATTTGTAAATCCAATATACATAGGACTGTATTCGCTGACATGCTCGTCTCGCCATGACATAACTTGGTCGATCTGCTCTTCAGTTAAGTCTTCTATGCTATCTACACCGTATTGTTCTGTTACTTGTTCTTCAACAGCATCTGTAACCTGAGACTCGATGTTTTCTTCCCATTTGTGGATTCTATGCCATTCAAAACTCATAATAAAAAATCCTGTACAAAACCCAATACACCAAGTCCTAGAACTATTAGCAAAAAGACCTGTGCTATTCTGACTGCAACATAATCACTCAATGTAATTCCTCCGATGCTTCCCATACCACAAGGTGTTCATCACCTGCGGTTTTAACAGCAATGCACTCCATTAAATGCAGTTCCATTGGCAATATCATGTCTTCTGGTACACCATCAATTTGCCCTGCTATAGCGGCATTCACATAAAGATCTACATATTCGTACATGTTGTTTCTCCATTGATAACTATATTATTATAAGGAGTTAAAACAATTTTGTCAACCTTGCCTCATTACAATAATATCCTCAAAGACTTGTGGACTAGCACTCCTTATTCTGACAGTGTGATATTTCAGCCTAGTGCTTTGCAAATACCTTATAATGAAAAAACTGGTTGGCCCATCAAACTTCCCGATCTGCCTGAAAATTATCAAAACAAAGAATTTGCAATGGTAATACATTTTCAAGACAGTCTGACTTATGATGATCAAAGTGGTTGTATAGAATTACAAAAAGTAGAAAATTATTACCCAAAAGAATTACATACAAACATTGTAGTAGTAGTCGAAGATATTTCATTAGAAAAGACGTATTCTGGGGATTTACATGTGGTTTGGTTTCCTACTTTTCTTTATGAGATAGCACAACAAATGCTTAAAATCAAAGACAAGTGGGATCATTATATTGACTGCGAACCAACAAAAAATTGGCAATGCCTTAACGGTATACCTAAAAGATGGAGGAAACAACTGGCAAACTATCTTAATAACAATTTTGAAAATGGAATACTAAGTTTAGCAAATATTATTCCTCTACAATCATATGCCTACGATGATGTTTATCATGGCAAAGGAAACGATAATCCTGAAAATTTTTTAATGTTAGATTGGGTATACAAGGATTGTGCATTAAATATAGTTTCTGAGACAATCTATGACAACGATATTGGTATTTTAACAGAAAAAACATTGTTTGCTTTTTTAGCGGGACAAATTCCTCTTGTGATAGCACACCGAGGTTTTGTCACTGAATTAATTGAAATGGGATTTGACATGTTTACTGACGTCGTTGATACCAGTTATGATAGGCTTCCGGACAATCAACGTTGGCAAGCGGCTATTGACAGGAATCGTAATTTAATAAACAGTGGATTAAAAAGACAGCCATACATAGAGAGATTAAAACGTAATAAAGAGTTTGTGTTACACGAGTTTGGCAAAAGATGTATAGATAGATACATTCAGCAAATGCATAGTTTTAATATAGATTTTAGTACAGTTCGAGAAAACTTTCCAAGTCTGGATACATCTGGGCCATCATAGCTTCTTTGCTGTTAAAAAACTCTACCCAAGTTTTGTCCAGGTAGTATGGCCATTTTAGTTTTCTGTCTAGTGCAAGTATTAGACGCTTGTTTTTTGTAGCTCGAGGTTTCTTTAATTCAAAGCACCATGTTTCCAGTTTAATACTTTTTTTGAGTGCAACATAGCCAGTATTTGTTAATCTCAATCCACCGCCATCTCGCAGATTAAACCACCAGGTAACCATTGCTTGTTCAATAGTGATTTTTTCTTCTTCGGGAAGATAGCCTAATAATTCTTCTGTGATGTGAAGTTTATTTGGCATCGGGGTAGACAGTTTCCCCTTCCTTTAACAGTACAACCGAAAACTTGTCCGACTTGAATTGCTTGTTTAGTTTCTTTGCAAGATTAATAGCATGACCGGGATTTGAAAAACTTACTTTTTTGTACTTGGGCCCAGGGTATTGAACCAAGTAGTTTGATGTTTTTAAATTTATCGGAGCACCATTAAAGAATACAGCCCAGATGCCTTCGCTGGCTAATACCTGTTCTGTTTTGTATGTTGCTTTGTCTGTTAGCTCAACTAGTACTTGTGGCTTGGGTCTACTCATACAGTTATTTATCAATAAACTGCGCCGTTATTTAAAAGTCGCCACCGCCTAGCTCTACTTTTATCAGTTCGTCGGATTGTGTTTTATTTTTAACTGCTTCCAGATCAAGCAGTAGTCTTGTAATATCGTTGTGTAAATTTTTAGCATCAGCAATAGGGCAGATAAAATCTCTCTGCCCTTTTAGTTCGCATTGCTGAAGCCTATCAATGAATTTGCGAATATACAAGCCGCTCATTATTTGAATTCAAATCCGTCACGAGTTTTTACTGGACCCATGTAATCGTAACGTTGCAGTAATATTAGTTTAGGACAAAACATTGTTTCTGTTTTGCCATTAATAGTGACACGATAGTATCCAGCGGCGTACCAACTTCTACTTTTGTCTTTTTTAGTAAAAATAGGAAGTCTATCTTTCACATTATACACAGCATTTAGTGGCTTACAATCAGTTGGAAATCCGTTTACCTGATTTTCGAATTCTTCTTTCTTCTGTGCTGGATCTTCGAATACAATATTGGTTGCATTTTTAATAGTTTTTATTGTTTTAAACTCTTCTGCATGAGTAGGTGTTTTAACAATAAACCCGCCTCGATTCTTTTCAACAGTACCGATCTTACGATCATCTTCTTGAAGAATCCAAAATTTGTTTTTGATTACTGGTTTAGCTGTGATCATTTAGTGTTCCTTGGTAAGTTTGATTAAGCCACTTTCCATATTGACTTGCTTGTTCACTGATGCGATTCAAATCGTATTTACCGCAAAATTTCATGAATCTTACACCAACTTGTCCAATATCCTTGTGACTAATTTGTTCTTTTATTGCAGAGTCAACTGCATCTTTTACTTGTTGCGGTTGAGCTGCAAGATCGATAAGGTGTCTATTTCGTGTATAATCATCTAAAACACGATGTTCTTCGCCATTGTGATCTGTCCAACGTTGCAACATGAGATTATTCCAATTATAGCCTTTTGTATCTCGGTCAGCATATGCTTCAAGTAGGCCTACTTTGTTTTTTGTGCCTTTTTTGCGTACACCCGGGTAAGCACTAAACACATTGTCTGTGCTGTCGCCACGCATACACTTTTCAAATAGTAACCATTCAGGATCTGGAATCTCTTTTGGTTCTTTTGTTTTTTTATCTAGCACAGGTTTTCCTTTGCCGTTGAAAATACCTTTGCTAGTGATCAATTCGTCTGTGATGCCGTTGTATTGTTGTACGTTTTCGGCAATTAATTGTACAAAGTCTGTGTCACTGCTTACAATAGTATGTTCATCATTTGGATGTAAATGAATAAACCTTGCAATAATGTCATCGGCCTCTGCATTTGGTTCACGAATTACACTAGTATTGGTCTGCTCCTGTAAATATTTAGTGAAGCTATCAAAGGTCTCCCAAAAAAGTTGTTCTTCTTCTTGTTCACTTTCGGTAAGAGCAGCACGTTTTACTGCACGATTCTTCTTGTAAGGCTCATAGAAGTCTTTGCGCCAACTACGCCCTTCAAGTGCAAACACAACATGATCTGCGCCATAGTCTTTGCATACTTTGTTAATAGCACTTAGCGTGATGTGTAGTGCATAGCCAACTTTTTCCCACGAGTCACTTGCTCTAAATGCAACGTGCCGTGCCCTGAAGAATGTGTTTGCTGTATCAATCAGCAGATATTTCATAACCTAGACCTTTTTACAATTCGTCTAAGTTTATTATACCGCCTTGTTTGATTTTTGTCAAGGTGTTTTCGCTTGGAACACCTGTAATTCGGAGACTATACCTTGTGCGTCTACCTGCATTAAAACTACAATGCGGCACATTAACGTCCCAAAAGATACATTCGCCTGCATGCCATTGCGACAAGTTGTTTGATCCGAACATCAACATCTGTCCATATTCCCAATCACTCAGGTGTATGATTGTTCTTAGCACTTGTTTCTTTCCAAAGTTACCCGGGTGCCCGCAATGACTGTCTACATGCCACGGCTCCCAGTTGCCTGGACGCTTTTGTAGGATCATTGGCTGTACATCTTCTTCCCATTCAAACCAATCCACAATTTTACACAGTGTTGGATGTTTTTCTGGCTTGACTTTTTCTTTGAAGCCCATGTGCTCCAGGTTGGTAATGCCGTTGCGCAAATACCAATGAGCATTATAAGCAAACTTGATGTCGTTTTTCCAACCGTTTACTCCCTGCTCTTGTTCATATGGTAGTAGCTCGTTTTCAATATTATCCAAACATTTACCTACAAACTGTAAATTATAATCCATACCTAGCTCAGCAGGATCATCTTTGCGCCACTTGTCGAAATGATATGTGCTTTGACTTTCCTTGTAGTGAGTGTAGTTCTCATATTCAAAGCAAGGATGCCAAGGAATGGCATTTTCGTGATCGTCAGGTAAAAATCCTGAATGATCTATTTCGCCAAGATAATTGTTTTTCTTTTCTGTCATTGTTTTTTTCCTGAATACTAAATTAATTTATTGTCTATTAGATAATGTGTCAAATAATTTGCCCAGCTTCTATGAGCATCTACTCCGTAGTGATAGCTAGCAGGTGATACAGTTTCAAATCCTTTGTTCCTTAGAATGCTGTCGTAGGTGCTGTTAGGATTATAAGGATCTATGTAATTTTCCTCCCAATCTTGTGGGTTAGATATTGTTTTAAAACTGTTATTACCGTTGAAGAAAACATGTTTGATACCTAGCGTTTTAAGATACAGATGAAAATTCCAAATTTTTAAATGTGCATCTTGTGTTTTTTTGTTCCAGTCTATATTTGCAATGTATTCTTTATATTTTTGGTGATGGCTTTCGGGTACAATATCGATTCCGCTAGCATTTACCTGATAATAATCATCATCGATGATCCATTCTTCTCTTTCCCAAGTACTCCATTGAATAACCATAAGTGTGCGATGCAGTTCATTTTGATTTTGTTCTATCCATTCTTTGGTTGTTCGTATAATACGATCATTACTGCTTGCACTTTCTGCATCATAATGAAAAGATGCTTTGAGTCTTTCGCTGAGAAGTTTGCCCCAACTGACTTTGATGTTATCTGGATGTGGACGCCTTTCCATATACCAGTACTGACTATCATCTTCTGCAAAACTGTGATTGTTTACTGCTTCAGCAGCGGCCGCGTGACTATCGCCGTTGACATACAATATCATGAAACTTCTTTTCTACCGCCACCGATGTCTCGTTCATTTGTGTAGCGACTCATATTCATTGCTTGTTCTTGTTCGTATGTTTCCATTACAACATTACGACAAACATTTTGAAACCATTGGTCTACTAAATCACTATCTTGTTTACCTTGATATCCAGCACGACGTAGATTAGCAATAAACTTGTCATTCCAATCTAGCTCAAATGCTCCTTCGTTTAGGTTTTCGGGATCAACATCCATGCTTAAGATAGTAACATAAGGTTCGCCCTTTTCGTTTGCTATTTCTTTTTCTGATTTCTTTCGAGGTTTAGCAGTAGCTTTTGGTTCCTCTTTTTTCTTACCAAATCCAAACATTATAGTTTTCCTTCCTCTCTCATTTTAGCACGAATTTTTGTAGCACTAATATCGTGTATTTCCTCACCTAGGTCGTGTTGGGTAAAAGTGTACCCTACTCCGCGACCGTAACTGATATCAACAATATTAGGCACTTGCATTACAATATATTCTTCACCGTAAGTAAAACCTGAATCCCCTAATGCCTCAATTATGTTTTCGCGAACTTGTTCAAAGTCAAAAGGATTGTCATCCTGTCCAGGGACACGAGAATTTGCCTCTGTGTCTTCAGGAACATCTCTGCACATAATACACACTTGTCCAGTTTCTAGTAATGCTTTTTTAAATAATGCAGTGTGCCCGGCGTGCCAAGGTTGCCACCTGCCTAGCATTTGTGTTGTAGGTTTTTTCCAATCAAACATTTTTTACTCCAAATTTACTGTACTTGTACCATGCACGTTCGTGAGCATAATACAAAACAAATTTAATAATTAAATCTGCTACAAATACTCCGCCAACTGCCTTAGGCGGTAATCCAAATGCAAAAGCAATAAGTGCTGTTGTTAGGCTTGCTACAATACGCCATGTAATTGCTTTTGCTAAATGTCTTTTATGACTTACTTCTTTCAAATGTTGTGATAGCCTCTTTCCATGTATTTTTTTATAACTTCGACTAACACTAGATGAGTATCGTCAAACCATTCGCTTACATGATAATCCACTGACTCTGGTGCTATAAACATTTTGTTTGTATCTTCAAAGCGTCCTTGTTTAATAGTATCCATCCATACTGTGAAATCAGCATCAAACTCGTCACGAGCTTGTGGTACTGGGGCAACAAAGTCTGCTACACAAATCTTACCTGCTTTCACAATACCGTCTGCTAGGTATTTCATACGCTGTGCCTGGCGCATGCGTCCTTCAGGGCTAAAGTCCCAATCTTTATACTCTTCTCGAATTTCATCTGCATTGATATGAACTGCGCCTAGTAGTTCTGCAAGCGGCTTTGCTAGTGTGGTTTTTCCGCTACCCGGCAATCCAAATAATAATATCTTCATTATTCTTCCTTACTCTATATATGTAGTATTCTTGGTTCTGTAACTTCTAAAAAAGTATTCTGATAGTTTTTGAAGTGATTTACTAGATTTGGAATTTGGTCACAACTTTTAAATTGAAAATTAGGAGTACATTTTTGTTCTATACAGATAGCAAAACACCATGAAATCCATAAAATACTATAAGGATTATTGTAATGATAGGACGTTGGAACATTTGTTTTTTTGTATAAGTTTATGTTGTCTTCAATGATTTTATAATCTTTATTTTGTAACTTTCTTTCTAATAATAAAGATATTTCTTCGTATAATTGAGTAGGATTATTCCATATATTGCTCCAATTTACATCAATGTCTTCTAAGAAACATTTTTTATAATCATCTGAAAAAAGTATCCATCTTGCCTCATCTGCTAGGATAAAAATTTTTTCTGAATCAGTTAAATTGTTAAAATTATCGCCATTATCCGCAATTCTGTATTTCCACCAAAAATTGCAGAAAAAATTAAATCCACAATGTCCGCTAAACAGAATATCAAATTGGTCGTTATATGTGTGTCCTATATCATATGTTGTGGTAGCAAATTTATTGTCGTGAAAATTAACAAAATTTAAATCAGTATCGATATTTTGGTATTTTAAATCACGTAATGTTTTTTGTAACCAGTTTCCGCCTGCGCCTTGAGGAAATCTAATATAAAACTGTTTTGCCATTAGGTTCTCTTTAATGCCAGCAATGTCTTATACTTATTCCATGCATCTTGCAAGGTAGGATCGTCGTGATGATAGTGCTCCAGCCAACTTAAATCGTTTGGTTTGCCATTGGTTCTATACACAGCGTCTGCTTCCGGAAGATAGTTTACCCAGCTTTCCCAGTCCGGTCCAAAAAATGCGTTACCATCTAACATTGCAAGTGTTTCTGCAATGGGTTTAAGTATTTCTACATAATCAGGCGGAAATACTCGACGCCACCCTCCATCTAACCTGCTCACAGTATATGAGTGTTCGTGTGCACCGGGATCGGGATCCAAGTAAAATGTTTTGGTTGTGCTCATTTTTTAAAAACTGGTATTGGCATCATCTTGTGCAAGTTTGGCTTGCGAATTTTGTTATACTGTTCTAGTAAACGTGTTTCGTTAGCGTCTAGAGCAGTAAAAGGTTCAGCGGCATTTGCAGTACTATCGATTAAGTTTTGCAAATACATAGCACGTTCAAGTTGTGCATATGAAAGTCCTTGCAACTGATCTTGGTCCACACGTCCGTCGTCCCATAACCCATCCGTAGGAGCGGCATCAATAATGCGTTGATCAACACCAAGTTCTGCACCTAAAGCCCATACTTCTGTTTTAGTCAGGTCGGCAATAGGAGAAATATCAACTCCTCCGTCGCCATACTTGGTGTAAAAGCCTACGCCAAAGTCCTCAACTTTGTTTCCTGTACCAACTACAATACCTCGATTGCTTTGTGCTATTGCATATAGAGTAACCATACGCAATCTACTGCGAGTATTTGCCATTGTTAAACCGTCAGCGTTAGGAAACATGTTTTCAAAACTTTCAAATGCTTTGGTTAGGTCATGTGTCTCCCAATGCACGTTGTCATATTTTTCCAACAAACTGATGCAGTGATCAACACTTAGTGTGTGTTGATCTGCTTTTTGTCTAATGGGCATGCTTAACACAAATGTAGGCAAGCCTGTACGAGCACACAATGTGCTGACCACAGCACTGTCTATACCACCGCTTACACCCACGCACAATGAGTCTAAGCAATGTTTTACAGCATATTCTTTAATCCAGTTGGTAATTTGATCTGCTAGGTTCCCCATGCGTTTTTCCATATATCCACTTGTAGTCGAGGACTGTATCTGTAGCCCTTCTTCATAGCCAGTTCGGCTACTTGATCGGTATGCATATGGTATATACCTGGATCACCGCCCACTGGCATAAGATATACCGGGCCACCAAAACCTGCGTCTCGATATTCTTGTACTGCACGATCAACATCTGCTACATCATCTTCTGTACCTACTACAAACTTGAGATACGCAAAGCCTAGCATTTCATAACTTTTAACAACGTCGGGTTTGATAGCATCCTCCCACTTTTCTCCCGAACAAGGCAGTTTAGCACTGATGCTCCAGGTTAAACGTTCGTAGTCACGTCCTGACCTTGTAAAGTCTTCAAACAAGTAATCACGGAAATCATCATGTAATCCTTGTGTGCCATTTGTTTCGAATGTAATATCTTTCAATCCAAACGTTCTTGCTTGTTCAATAAGCTCTGGATAGGCACGTTGCCAACCTAGTAG